TGTCAACATAATCTATTGACTACATTGCCAGTTTTACCATACCATTTAGAAATATTACGTTGCAGCAATAATCTATTGATTATATTGCCAGTTTTACCAGATAGATTAACGAGATTAGACTGCAATGATAATCGATTGACTACATTGCCAGTTTTACCAGATAGATTAACGAGATTAGACTGCAATCATAATCAATTGACTACTTTACCAGTTTTATCACCTACTTTAGGAGAATTACATTGCAATCATAATCAATTGACTGCATTGCCAGCTTTATCGCCTACTATAGAGCATTTAGATTGTCAACATAATCAATTGACTGACTTGCCAGCTTTACCACCTACATTAGAGGTTTTGAAATGCAGCAACAATCAATTGACTGACTTGCATCCTTTACCCCTTCTTTTACATAATTTATTTTGCAGCAACAATCAATTGACTACATTGCCAGATTTACCTGTTTTAGAGCATTTGGATTGCGGTAATAATTCATTGACTACATTGCCAGATTTATCACCTATTTTATATTTTTTATATTGCAACCATAATCAATTAACTACATTGCCAGTTTTACCACCTTCTTTAATGTTTTTGCGTTGCAATCATAATCAATTGACTGCATTGCCAGATTTACCCAGTTCTTTAAATGAGTTACATTGCAATCATAATCAATTGACTGCATTGCCAGCTTTTTCCATTCATTTACATCATCTACATTGCAATCATAATCGATTGACTACATTGCCTGCTTTGTCACCTTTTTTAGAAGAGTTACATTGTGAACATAATCGATTGACTACATTGCCTACTACTATACTACTATATAGTTTAGAAGTGTTATATTGCAACCATAATCAATTAACTATATTGCCTGATTTACCACCTAGAGTAATAGAGTTACATTGTGAACATAATCGATTGACTGCATTGCCAGATTTACCACCTACTTTAGTGTATTTGGATTGTCAAGATAATCGATTGACTACATTGCCCGATTTACAAAATATTGAGACTTTGCTTTGCAGAAAAAACCCTCTTATTCCAGAGGCAATAAGAAGGGCTGTTGCATGTTATGAAAGGACGGGTAGTCAACCTGAAGAATTGGCATATTGGAACCAAAAACTTCACGATTTAACAGAAGGTATGTATGCTCTTATGCCACATCCTGTTGTCTCTGGTAGAGAAGAGGACCTTGAGTTCAATACACCGCATCATAGAGTCACTGGCATACCGTATCTTACAAGAGATATAAGAAGTTTCTTAGGTGGTAAAACACGAAGAACACGAAGAAAACGAAGATCACGTAGGTCGTATAACTCGCGTAGGAGGAGATGAACTAATAAAATGAGCATTATTATGACAAACGCATTCTTAATTATACAGCACTGTTATTGGATATCACATTCTTTTTTTTTGGAAACAGCATATCGATCAACATTTTTGAGAATGCAGTTTATATGATGCATCATCGAGCACAGTTTTTGGGCCGTAAGCTTTAGGTTCTCAGTTTTAGTTTGTCTTCATTTTAGGAGGTATATTGAAATTCGTTGTTTAAAAACCGAAACTCTCTTTCATAATCTCGGTCTTACTCGGTCCCTGTTTCTTCTCGCTTTGTCTCTTCACTTTATATATCCCAGTATTACTAGTACTACTACTATTATTACCTATTTGCGACGATCCTCCGTAAATATTGGTAATAAAATCGTCACGATCTTCATGTAGTTCCGGTAATATACGCGTCATCGGTTTATCAATCACTAAAAACATATGATCGGACTTCAATAACTTCCTATACTCCTGGATTGACAGATTCCCGTAAAATTTATCCAGTAAATAATATGGATTCGGCGCCGGTTTAATGTTCTTCTTGTAGTCGTATATTTTTCCGTAAATCTGATTCAATAAGTGATATCGCTCAAACTTGGTCGAGTCGTCGATGATCTCCTCCATTAAAAAAGCCGCTGCACATTCAGGGCGGCAAAACGATCCATAACCATGGACCTTTTTATCGATTTCGAATTTCGGAATATAACAGGCCGGATTATCGAAATCATAGGTGCACCAAAAACACGCCGATTTCTTATCCTGCTGACCATTCTTATATAATTGGATCTTAATCTGCTTTAATTTCGCATACAATTCTTTCGTCTGTATACGCGAATCGGTAACCACATCTTCTGAATCCTCGATTTTCGTGCTGCATAAATCGCATAACGTCGGGTTCGAACAAGGTTTGGTTTTATCAGCATCTGTTTCCGTATAGGCAACAGGCTCACCCTCCCCTTTATTATAAACCGAAAATTGAGTTTTGTCCGTATCGTTGTAGGTCATGATGACGGGTGGGATGGTCGGATTATATGTCAATGGATCCGACATGGTCTGCTGCGTCTTCTGATTATGGTCGATCAGATCCTGCATAGAACATTTCAAATGTAGAATGATGTTCGTTACGGAGGGCGGAGCATCCGACTTGATGCTATTATTGATGATCAGTTTCCCTCCCTTGGGTTTACGACCTCGCTTCTTGATGATGTTTTCTGTTGTTAGAGGCGGAGTTACAACGCGATTCACCTCTATTTCCGGTTCTTCTATGATCATCGTAATGTTTTGTTTACGAGATTCCTCGATCATCTTTTACTTGATAAATTACATAAACATTCTTTATATAGTTTCTAAAAATTCATTTGCCTATAACATTTCCTGCAGAGGGGAATATAATTTGTCGAACCGATCACAACCTGTTGTTGCTCTGCCGTTAGGCGATGTGAGAAGGGGGCTTTACTCTCCGGACATAAATGGCATTTTGACAGCAATTTTTCGACGCTATCAGAGATCGGAACGAGCTGCAACATGGAGCCGAATGTTTCTCTCTTATAGTCGCCATCTAAACCGGAGACATAGACGACTTTACCAAACTCTTCTACCATTGTTTTGACGATGGGAACTAGATCTGGGAAGAATTGGCCTTCATTGATCAAAATGACATCTGCATGATGAATAGGTGCAATTACATGATTGGGCCATGCATCGGCCAATGTTTGGACCGAGCTATCGCATGGTATCATTTCCTCATCATGGGTTGATAACAGGGTTTCATGGTAACGCTTATCACCAATATAATTGATGACATAGACATCCTTACCCTCTTCCCTACATGTCTTATATAAGTTTAGTAGGCGGGTCGTTTTGCCCGAGAACATAGGACCCATGATCAAATGTAGACTCATATTCTTGTTCTTATTCTTATTGTTATTGTTGATTACCCCTTTATTTCTTTTTCTTTTCAGATTCAATTTTGTCCAATAATATTACAATCAATTAGACCTACTCGTCTGCAAAAAATGGTATAAATGTGCTACGTTGAACATCTATATTTCAAGAAAAGAGAATGAAACGAAAACAATTCGAACAAGAGATGAAGTGATAGACCGATCATGAATGCACTCATAATTCTGCCACCTAACCTAGAATAGAGATTACCAAACAAGATGAACAAAAGACCTTCACCTACGCTTTCCAAAAGGATCTGTAAATAGCTTCCATTCGAGAACCAAGTTGGTCCCAATTTTCGCCGACAATATAAGCTATGTAACCCTAAAAAAGACCCTAAACCATGTTTCACAAACCCTAACAAGAAGAAAAAAAGGGCCGGGTCATCAATGGAGAACAAAGACAACGGCAAGGATAAGATGCCCGTATAAATTGCAACAACAACGGCCTCGACAATGACGTCTTCCCTAGCTATTGTCATATTATATATAATCACATATTGTAACGACCAAAGTAGATGCATCGTCACCTTGGTCAACGCGAAACGGTTTTCCACACCCATGAATGAGTCCGCAGCTGGCTAATCGATCACATTCTTCCTTAGGCAAATGTGGATCTATCTGCTTCCCCGACGCCTTGTAAATACCACACCTAAAGATGCAGCAGTTTAGTTTGATCACTTCGACCGCAACATCACAGTGGGGACAGGTTACGAACATTGGATCAGTATTATTATTATTATTAGCAGTATTACTATTAGACATTCTTTCTTATACTATATTGTTATAGTATAAGTTTTTCAATTTTTTGTATGCAAAACGGTTTAGACAAGACACCGCGACCAGATATATTAAGGGATTCCATCAATGCACCCATTACCATAATCGACAACACATCCTCTTTATGGGGCACCATGTTGTCACTGCAAGACAATCTGAATCTACGGATCGGAACCATGATCTGGAAGAAATATATCAATGCCGCCTTCTGGAATTATATTTCCACACCCATCAATTTCACCATTACCCTGTTTACCGCCATGTCTGCTGGACAAACGGGAACCCAAAGCAACTATCTTAGTCAAAATCAACTGTTCTACATCCTATTCGTATCGTTCATCCTTTCGATCATCAATACGTTCTTCAAATTGAAAGACAAAGCCATTATGAATTATGATTCGCTAAAAAAATACCAGGATTTCGGCGCAGAATTTGAAAAGATCTATTTCACCAACATATGCAATGAAGAGGGTGTGCATCGACGATATTACAGCTACCTCGAGTTACAGTCGAAGTTGAACACATTCGAATCTACTGGGAGTATCGAACAGGTGAATTATGTTACAGAACTCATCTATTTATCGATCAAATGTTGTTTTGCAGATCGAATGAAGCGAATTAGCATGAAGGAGCGTTTCTGGGTTCTCGATGGAAGGCCAAAACAAAACTATTCACATAATTTCTATGTGAACTTACGCAAACAATACCATCATAATTTCGACATTGAAGAGGGGAAAGAGGAGGAAGAAGAAAAGGAGAACAAAGAAAGAAGAGAAATTATCGATGTATCCGGGAACCATGTATCTTCTTCTTGTTTCTGCTGTTGCTACCATAGTAGGAAAAAGGACAAGAGTCGTAGTAGAGCAAGTCGAGTTGTCTATAGAAATACGTGGCCCGCCGAAGAAGAGGGGACAAAGGGACCCGCTTTTCATTCTTTATTGGTAAAACGGCTGACTGCATTTACCGAAAAAGATATTACGGAGGACAAACTGGTTGCATATTTGGCAAAAGATTCTTATACGGAATCGCTCACATCAGATATGATCCAAGAATGTCTAGAACATCTAGGGACAGTGAAGGACAGAGCAAAACGTTTATCCATCATTTTAATCGATAGAGTAAATGATACTCATGCAACCAAACGATTCAAGGAGAACATTTTCATGGAGCTATTTTCAGCCGATGAAGAACATAAATTAAGTGCCGACGAATATAAAAAAAAGACATTGGAAATGAATAGTAAATATAGTGTATTCAGAGAGGCTGCCGCATTGGCACAAGCAAAATTGTTGGCCGCAAAAAAAGATGAAGTTATGTAAACTATTCTGCTTCCAATAATCCTAATTACACCCTTGAACATTTTATAATGGAACGCTTTTTTGCGTCCTACAAAATGTGAAAGGGAAACGTTGCCTTTCAAATGTTCATCGGTGTAAAATCCAACAAATCTATATTACATTCTGGATGTTGAATTATTTTATTTGTGAGTTGTCCAGTTAAATAATCAATAGTTAATGTTTTTTTTTGTAAATTATTTTCCAATTGTGATATAATTTTTTTTTGGTTTTCTACCAATTCTTTATTTATAAGCATTTCTACATAATAATTTGCCTTATTTTGATTCAATACCATTAACCATTTTTGGTGATATTTTGATTTAATATGGCTAGAAAATTTGCTAGCATTTTCATAGATTTTATCTTTCCTTGAACCACACGGACAATACAACCCGTTTTTAATTATAGGTATATTATCTATGTAATTACCTTGACTATTAACACTTGGTGTATACGTATCTGGTGTAATAGTTATTTCCATTATTATTTATAATAGAAATTACACATAATATGTTTAATACATTTACATTATAATTAATCAGCACTTGAAAGACGGCCAAGTTTGCAAACGCAAACAAAGAAACATTGTTGGCCGCAAATGAAGAATAAGATGAAGAAAAATAAGAAAAAAGCAGTAAAGAAAAACAGATTTAGAACGATTTAGCCATGAATCATTATAATGACCGAATTATCCAAAGAAAATATCCCCTGGGTCGAGAAATACAGACCCACCCATTTCGACAAGATTGTTCTCGATCCGATGAATCGCAAAATCTTCAACAACATTATTGAAACCGGATATTTTCCCAATCTCCTCTTCTATGGTCCTCCCGGCACCGGCAAGACGACCACCATAATGAACTTGATTCAAGAATACCAGAAAAAATACATTATTAACAATCGCGGCACCGTCATTCATTTAAACGCCTCCGATGAACGTGGTATCGACATCATTCGTAATCAGATCCTCCAGTTTGTAAAGTCCAAGAACTTTTTCGATAAAGGTCTCAAATTCGTCATCTTAGATGAGGTAGATTATATGACCAAAAACGCGCAACAAGCGCTGAAATATTTACTCCAGTCTACCAATTACAACGTCCGCTTCTGTCTCATTTGCAATTATATCAGTAAGATCGATGAATCATTGAAGAACGAATTTATCAGCATCCGCTTTAATCAGCTGCCAAAATCGGATATTTATTCGTTTATTAAGGCGATCGCGGAGAATGAACAGTTGACCATTTCAGACGAAGTTATCGATTCGATTCAGCGCCTTTTCTATTCCGATATACGCAGTATGATCAATTTCATCCAATTACATCAAAATATTATCGAATGGGAAGCCAATATCATTACAAATAAAACATGGGAGAGTATAGACGAACTATTAACTACAGAATCGGAAGGGTCGGAAAAAGAAATCATCCTTCTGATTCACCAGATAAGTGTTCAATACAATATTGACAAGAAAAATATCCTCAAACAATACTTTGACTACGTTATTCGAAATAAGCCTGAAAAAATTACATCCTCTTTTCTCAACGTTGTCGAAGTGGTAGTCCATTCAAATGCTTCGAATATGAACCACATCCTCCAATATTTCGCAAATGCATTATAATGACCGGTATAAAATTGAAAACAATATAAAGAAACGTCACCTCTTTATATTGTAAATGAATAATAATATCATTGATGATGAATGGACCGCGTTTATACGCTCAGAGGGAAGAAGCAATACAGATTTAGCAGTGCAGCCAGTTGCAGCACTAAATATTGTCAAATTAGTAGAACCAAATTTGGACGAATTGCCTATCTGTCAAGATTTATATATCTCGACAAAGACCAAGGTTCTCTTTTTGAATCAGCCGATTGACATCCATACGGTTTTTTGGGGGCTTCCTATTATCGAATATGGCATGCCAAAGGAGGGCATTATAAAAAAACAGATGAAGATTGTGAGCAAGACGGTCGAAGAATTCCAGGAATACAGGGCGAAATTGACGGGTGTCGAATACTTTACCGAGACGATTATTAAACAGATAGATAATCCATCTGCACGGAGAATCAAGTTCAAAGATGAACGTAAAATTACGATCGGACTTTCCAAGAAGGACATTATGAATTCAAGAGGGAAGGCGAAAAATGCGTTTTACAATTGCTTCGCCCTCATCTTGAGGTTTATGTATCGAGGACTATTTCACGAGATTCACGTAAAAGTATTTAATACGGGGAAACTGGAGATTCCGGGTATCTTGAATACCGAGCTTCTGGACACGGTAAAGCGCATGATCTTACAGTTTATACAGCCATGTCTAACAAACTCTACTTGTGTTGCCAGTAGTAAACCACTTGACTACATTGAGACCGACACAGAAGAGAACGTCCTGATCAATTCAAACTTCAATTGTGGGTTTTGCATTAATAGGGAACGACTTCATAGCATATTAAGGGGTGACAAATATCGCATCGAATCGTCATTCGATCCATGCAGTTATCCCGGAGTGAAATGTAAATATTATTTCAACAATGAACTGGGGTTCGACGATCGAATACAAAATGGACAAATCGTAGAGAAAGACCGCGACATGAAGATGAGTGAATTAGGAAAGAATCGGAAGTATACCGAAGTTTCATTCATGATATTTAGGACAGGTAGTTGTCTCATTGTAGGGAACTGCACCGAGACTGTGCTACAGTTCGTCTTTCAATTTATCAAACGTGTTCTATCAGACGAATATCAACATATTTCAGTCGCACAAGAAGACAGCGTTATTCGAGTGAAGAAGACGAAATTACGAAAGAAAACGGTGGTTCATAGTCAAGCCTATTATGAAGATACGGTAAAAAGGGATAGATGAACTATCCTTTAGGAATAATAAATATATCTTTTTTGTTGAAGAGGATTTAAAGTAAAATCACAAATATAATTTATATTCTTTCAATATAATGAGTTCCGCACCAGCAGCTATGAAAACCCCCAATGGTTACCGCTTACCAGAAGTGAATACACTTCAAAACGCCGCAAAACTCTCTATTATTGAAGATAAGCCGATCATGCTCGATTATTGGACGAATTCTTTAGACAAGTCTGTTTTGATTGGTGTCAAGGATAATGGAGAGAAGCTTTTAGTGAAGAGCCAGGACGAGTATACCAGTCCTGTAGCCAAGATTTACAAGGTTGGCAAGGAGTATATTGTGGTCACCGAGAACTCGATCTATCTTGTTGATGTTGAGATTCCTACCAAGCGTATTAGCGTATAAATAGGTATCGCCTTATTTTGTTCTCGCGTTATTGGTGTAGTGGTAACATGCTTCCCTTCCAAGGAAGAGCTGAGGATTCGATTTCCTCATAACGCAGATTTTGAGATATAGCTAATTGATCTATATCTCAAATAATCATTATAATAATTGAGAAAGCCCTTCAATCTGTTCACTAGTGAGCGATTCGGGAAATAAAACATCAAATTCGATGGTCATGTTACCGACAGACTGTTCTCGAATCATACCTAGATTCGGCACCACTTTTCTATACTGGGGTCGAAGGACCGTCGGGTTGCTCTTGTTATTAATACACAGCTTTTTCCCATTCAGATGGTTCATCTCAAACGAGAACCCACAAAGAGCCTCTTTTAGCGTGACAATTTTATGAATGATAAGATCAAGTCCTTGACGTTTAAACTCGGTTTCATTCACAATTTGAATACTTATTTTCAGATCACTATATTCACCATTGATACAGTGACCTTTATCCTTTAATATCAACATTTCGTTTTCATCCACGCCTTGAGGGATCGTAATATAAATCGTTTCGAGTTCGGTCGATCTAACATCATTCATGATTAATACTCGCTCTACTTCGACAGGAATATTACATCCTTGGTAACTTTGTTTCAAACTGATTTGAACCGTTTTCTGGAGGGGTTCTGGACGTTGTTGGAATCTCACTTGTGTGCCGTTATTGAAGATGCGAATGTTGGGCATTTGATGCATTTGATGGAAGCCTGGACCCATACTTGGACCCATACCTGGACCCATGTTACCAAACATCATATTGAACAAATTATGAATATCGGCGAATTCTTCGGCTACGTCGTTGCCGCCAAAATTAAAGGGATTGCCTGGACCCATGCTTGGACCCATGCCTGGACCCATGCCTGGACCATACTTACGTTCATGATCATATTTCCGCTTCTCTTCCGCATCACTAAGAATCTCATACGCCTGATTGATCTTTTGGATTTTGTCGACGGCTTCTGGACTAGAATTACGATCAGGATGATACTTCAATGAGAGTGCACGATATGCCTTCTTTATCTCCGATTCATTCGCGTCTTCAGAAATACCTAATTCATTATAATGGTTGGTTGACATGTATTATTATTAGAACAATTTTTTTTATATATGTTCTAATATACATGTTTAACATATTTGATTATTGCAACAAGAAAAAATGCATGCAAAAAGTCGAATATAACAAATTGGCGACAGGAGGCAATGAGCCGAGGATGACCAAAGCCATGCGTTACGCGCAATATGTTCGTAATGCGAAGCCAAAAAATCCATCATTTACAGATCAACAATTGATAGCGAAGGGAATTTTACCCTAACTTTAGGAAAAATATGTAGATACTATATATAATGGCTGAGTGCGATAATAAATATCACATTAATAATAAATCTTATCCTTTATTAGTAGGATCCAGGGCACAGGTCTGGCACAATACTGCGTATAAAACGTCAGGCAATCTTACTAGACGCGATTTAATAAAAAACAAGAGTGGACGTATTGTATCGATTAAAAAGCACAAAACTGCGAAGTGCCAGGATCGTTTAAGGCGATCAGGTTACGGAACAGAGAAAGGGAAATTCGGTTATGTGAAGGTCGAACCAAAAACGCCGAAGAAGTGCTCTAAAACTGGAAAATCGTTAAGTGATACGGTCCACAAAAGAAAACCAAAGGCGGTCAAACGATCGGTTAGTGACACGACCCATAGACGCAACATTCCGTGCAAAGGACGCAAATTATCAATATGTAACCGCGCAACGAAAAAATGCAAGATGGCTAAAGGACCTCAGCGCACTTTTTGCCGAAAGAGAAAAAACACGAAACACAAGGCATAAGCAACAATAACTTATACACTGATGAACGTTTGAAAGGGTATATAAGAAGTGTATTATTTGATTATTTTATCTTTTGTATATATAAGATAAAATAAATGAAAAGACCTGTTCGCAGTGCAGATGGCACATATACAGTAAAAGGATGCGTATATAAAGAACTCTTTGGTTCTCGAGAACAGGTATATAATGGAACTGCCTACAAAACTACTGGTGGTCTTACCAAAGACGATATACTCATGAACAGCAAAGGTCGTATTGTATCTTCTAAGAAATTCGAAACAGCCACTAAGGAACAGCGCCTGAAGAAACATGGTTATTCAGCGAAGAAGGGGAAATTCGGTTATGTCAAGACAGAGAAGAAACATGGTTATTCAGCGAAGAAGGGGAAATTCGGTTATGTCAAGACAGAGAAGAAACGACCTAACAAGCGAGAAAATAAATAAAAGGATAGTAACCAAACTAGCTCGAAATAAATTAGACGACTATTATAATGGACTACAAAATTATTTGCTTCATCTTAATAACGATATTATTTATATATACTTTATGGGTTCACTATTACAACAGTAACGGTGCCTTTTCACTCGTTTTGAATGAGAATGTTGAAGGGTTACGCCTTACTTCTGCCCATTTCAAAACATCAAAAAAATGTCAACAGGCAGGATATAGATGGGACAATAGTTTTAATAAATGCTATTTTTTGCCCATATAAAAGACAATAGTTTTTTACACCATTAATGATTAGCAATCCAATCAGAAACTATTTTGTAATCACTTGAATTTTGTATTTCACATAATTCAATTACAGAATTATATGAAGAAATAGTACCCATTCCAAATCCAGCAACAATCCATTTTGACCCATCAAATCTGTTACTCGCAACATTAATACAGTATTTATTTGGCTTTATAACTATTGACTGTATATAATTTACATTAATTATTAAATTGGTTAATTTTATAAATTTTGACATTATAATATATTAATTATCCAAGTATTTTTAAATTATTTTTAACTGTATTGGTCGTTTGAAATGTGCAAAGGTGTAATAAATGTTATTTCCTACCTACAAAAAAACATTGTTAGATCGAAACCACACTCCTTTCAACCTCCCTCTTTTTAGAATATTCCTGAGTGGTATCAGCAATAGACGCCATTAGCAACTTAGAGATAATCATATTGCTACTGATCACTTGCTCAGAAGGGAGAACAGCAAACCACTGAAATTTAGGTCGGCGTAATATTTCCTCACCTGGAATATAGACGCCCATAATAGACGAATCAAAATCAATGTATTCCTCCTCCATCAGGTTCTCTAAAAGGATGGTTTTTCTTTTTGCCGTCTTGACTCCAATCGTCTCACCACCAACCAAGGTCAGTTTTTGCTGACGAATTGCATCCAAACACCACTGCGACGTATCACCAACAAAATCGGTCTCCCCAGCAAAATGGCAACTCTTGTTTCTAGCTTTTAGCATCTCAATCAACTCTAAGATGACCGGATCGTTCTTTGCTGCACCCATGATAGAAAGATCCGGAATAAACAACAGTTTATGTTTTTGATGAAGCAAATTCGTGGTTCGATTGATCGCTTCACATACAAAAGGTCGGCCATAGGATATTGTGTTTTGATAAAAACTGATCAAATTCTTCATACACAAGAAGGAGTTCGGCAAAACCATTCCGCCATAGTAATATAAAAGTTCGGCCATTCCCATCTCGCGTAAATGAGATTTCATAGGTTCAGCCACGGCGCTCAAATAAATATCCCAAGAAGGCAATAATTTGCTAAAGGAATCATCATCGATCAAGCAAATGTTAAAGTCGTCGCCGCAATGATTAATAATCGTCTTGATCGTCAAATGTATATACGGTTGATTCAGATCAGTCGTATTTCTAGAAGAAAAGTCCTTCCATTTTCGCGAATTGACCTCATATTTGGAGTGAATCCATATTTTCGGACGATTAAATCCATAGAGTGGCGAATCGTTAAGCAAATACTTACGTATTATCTCATATTCGCTCTCTTCATTTTCCAGAGTCTTTTTAATTTTACTACTAAAATATCCGACAGAAATGATTATCATAGCACCGAATAAATAGGTGTAAATATTAGTAGAATCAAATATCATTTTTATACTATGTAGAGACATGATATTTTTGCATCATCAGTAAAAAATAAAAAAATCGATGTTATATTTTGATTCGTTATATTTAATTTGCGAGGTGAACATTATATTACTGCCTTTGCAAATCTGGCGAATGATATTAGTAAACGAATTATAAGACAAGGTTCTCTCTAAATAAAAGTGTTTTCCTATATGATAATATTCCTTCAATTTTACACAAAATTCGATATGGTGCTTATAGAACTGTAATTTCCTGAATGCGTTCATATCAAAAAGAAAATATTTTTCCGTTTTTAAACACACCTTTTCTAAAAGGTCAAATAGAAGTTCCTTTGGAACCTCGTTTTTGAAGATTTGTTTAGACATCACACAAGTTATATTGTAATGGTATTATTATTTCTACCGAGAATTTGAATTGTATTTAGGTCATTTAATAGCATCAGAACAAAATTCATGGGAATAGCATTGTGAAAACAAAGACGCAGATGATGGTTCCCATAACAATACTTGTTCAAAGCTCTTAATGTTTGAAATCATAAACTCGCTTAATCCACTTTTTATTCCTCTTTTTATTGAGTTGTAAATCAATGTATTCTCCTCTTTTGAAAACGCAAAAGAGGGCGATTTATATGTTATATCCATTGCTTTTGTTTCTATAACATAGCCGATTGTAAATTTGATACTTGGTATGGACCCACCTGGTCTCTTCATTTTTATTCCTTTCATGGTTTCGGTCAGATCATCGATAATCGAACCTGTTATATCGCGAGACTGCAAGTCCATCCTTTCTTTTTTATTCTTATCTAGAAAAGAAAGAGGGTTTCAATTTTTTAGATATCGGTTTGGCGTATATGCGATATCAAATTATTTGTAAATAAGGACAATTCAATGCAGTCCTCATGAATAATATGGAACGCAGTAATATATTTACAGAGAAACAAAGTGATCACATATTTCAAATCTTCTTCCAAACATGACGTGGTTTTTACAAACAAAAAGAAAAAATCGAGAATATCGATAACTGAATATCCATAATCATGTATGGAATAGAGAACCTGGATCGCACCTGCTAGATCCTTTTCCTTTACCTTTTCAATATAGATTGCGAAATTATGAAAGGAAATGTTAGAACAAATCGCCTTACATTCATCCAGACCAAGGGTTGTCCTTCTAGGATTCACAATATGGATCTTTTCTAAGTAGTTGATGAGAACCCGAATAGAATGATTTGATATATACAATAAGTAGTCCTTCACTTCTTCTTGTAACGCTAGGTTCTCAGATTCTACTATTTTATCTAATAAACATTTCACCTCTGCATTGGTGACTTGTGGTATTTGTAGAATATGAACGCGAGATTGGTAACTCTCAATTACCTTTTGTATATTTGTGCAGACGGAAATAAAACAGACATTATGGCTAAATTTATCGATATAATTTCGAAACACTTGTTGACTTTGCTCATTGATAATATCAATGTCATCAATGATGACTATCTTCCTTTTTCCATAGATGGAGGAGGAGGATTGACAGAAGGTTCTCATATCTGTGCGGAAATATTGTATCCCTTGTTCCTTGAGATTGTTAACAAAAAGGAGATTGTTTTCTGGGAGCGGGTCATTTTTTGAAAGACCATAATATTCCCGGATTAGAGCATATAGGAGTGTTGTTTTACCTGAACTCACCCCACCTACTAAGAGGAGGTTCAATTGTTCTAGGTCTATCATGGTTCTCAAAACTTCGACAAACGAAGGCGAGAAACAAAAATCGGCCAGAAGATAGGGTTTATATTTTGAAATAAAGGAGCAATTCATCAACAAAATTATATGGTTATTAGTAATATAAGGTTCTCGTATTTATGTGGATTTTTAGAAAGTAGAAAATTGAATTTTTCATTGACAACTTACAAGGATGTAAACAACGGTTTTATAACGATGGCAACTTTATCGAATTCATTGGCTCAACAATATCAACGCAAGACGGACAAGCAACATATTTTGGACAATCCAGATACGTATATTGGGTCGGTCGAACATGTGGATACGAACATGTGGGTTGCCTGTTCTACAGGCAACAGCACTAGCACAGGCAACAGCACTAGCACAGGCACACAACCCGTCGATCATATCGAAAACAGAGAGATCCAATGTTGTCCTGGTCTCTACAAGCTGTTTGACGAGGGCATCGTCAATTGTCGCGATCATGTTCTCAGAATGATTCAGTCAAAAAGTCCCGACAAAAAGCTCGTAAGTCAGATCGACATTTCGATTTCCGATGACGGCATTATTACCATGACCAACGATGGTAATGGCATTGACGTTGCAAAGCATCCTGAATATGATCTCTGGATTCCCGAGATGATTTTCGGTCATCTTCGAACATCGACGAATTACGACAAGACGGAAAAGAAGATTGTCGGTGGAAAGAACGGTTTCGGATTCAAGCTCGTTCTTATCTGGTCCACATGGGGCAGCATTGAAACCGTCGATCATGTCCGCGGTCTACGATACAAGCAGGAGTTCAAGAACAACCTAGACACCATTGTCGAACCCACCATTACCAAGGTTGCTGCGTCGACAAAACCATTTACAACAGTGCGATTCTTGCCGGACTATCGCAGATTGGGAATCCAAGGACTCTCCGCCGACATGCTCTCCCTTTTGAAGAAACGCGTCTATGACATTGCCGCAGTGACCGACCATTCTGTAAAGAAGATAAAGATCACCTACAATGGCGTGACCGTCCCCATCAAGAATTTCCAGCAATATATTGACCTCTATATCGGAAGCAAAGAGGAAACCAAAGCAAAGCGCGTCTACGAGCAACCTGATGACCGCTGGGAATATGCAGTGGCTCTTTCGCCCACCCACGAGTTTACTGCGGTATCATTCGTCAACGGCATTTGCACCTTCAAGGGCGGCAAACACGTCGACTACATTGCTGGACAGATCGTTAGAAAATTATGCGACTACATTGAGAAGAAGAAGAAGATCAAGGTGAATGCATCGACCATAAGAGAGCAATTGATTCTGTTCTTGCGATGCGACATTGAGAATCCCTCGTTTGACAGCCAGACGAAGGATTGCATGAACACACCGAGTTCCAAATTCGGTTCGTCTTGCACAGTGAGCGACGCATTCATTGAAAAGGTGGCGAAGATGGGCGTCATGGACATGGCCTGCTCCTTGACCGAAGCGAAGGAGAGCAGGGCCGCCAAGAAGACGGACGGTTCCAAGACGAAGACGGTTCGCGGGATTGCCAATTTCATTGATGCGAATTATAGCGGCACGGCGCAGTCCAAGGATTGCATCCTGATTTTGTGCGAGGGACTCAGTGCTCTTTCGGGTATTGTTTCTGGTCTCTCCAGCACAGATCGCAATACCATTGGAATATACCCTTTGAAAGGGAAGCTTCTCAATGTTCGCGGTGAACAAGTAAAAAAGATCTCGGAGAACAAGGAGATTACGGATTTGAAGAAGATCTTGGGTCTAGAGAATGGCAAGGCCTATGCCAGTATGGCCGATGTGCACAAGAGTCTTCGCTATGGAAAGGTCATGTTTATGACGGATCAGGATTTGGATGGGTCGCACATCAAGGGCCTCTGCATCAATCTGTTTCATAGTGAATGGTCAACTCTAATCAAGATTCCTGGATTTCTCTCCTTCATGAACACGCCCATCTTAAGAGCGAAGAAGGGCGCGCAGATCAAGCTGTTCTACAATGACGGCGAATATGAAGAGTGGAAGCAGGAGGTGGGCGCAGCGGCAATTTCAACGTGGAACATCAAGTATTTTAAGGGTCTCGGCACATCGACGTCTGCCGAATTCAAGGAGTATTTCGCGAACAAGAAGATTGTCGATTTCGTCTACAATGGTGCGACAAGCGACGATACGATCGACAAGGTCTTCAACAAGAAGAGACCCGACGATCGAAAGACCTGGCTAGAAAATTATGACAAGACGGCATATCTGGACACGAGCCGTCCTTCCATTTTGTATGAACAGTTTGTAGACAAGGAGATGATTCATTTCAGCACCTATGATTGTGCGCGTTCCATTCCCAATATGGTAGATGGACTCAAGATATCGCTCCGTAAAATCCTGTATTGTGCATTCAAACGCCGATTAACTAGTGAGATCAAGGTCGCGCAGTTTTCGGGATATGTATCGGAGCACAGTGCTTATCACCATGGTGAGGCGAGTTTGAATGGCGCCATCGTCAACATGGCGCAGAATTTCGTGGGATCGAACAACATCAACTTGCTAGAACCCAACGGTCAATTCGGAACTCGTCTACAAGGTGGTTCGGATAGTGCATCGGAGAGATATATCTTTACCATGTTGAATCCACTTACGAGAGCCATGTTTCCGGAGGCGGATGACCAAGTCTTGCACTATATCAATGACGACGGAACGTTGGTCGAACCGGAATATTATGTTCCGATCTTGCCGTTTGCTCTCATCAATGGTATCTCTGGTATTGGCACGGGGTTCTCCTGCAATATCGAGCCTTATAACCCGAAAGAGATCATTCACTACTTGCAGAAGAAACTGGCGCAAACGGGCAGTGCTACTACAAGTAGTAGTAGTAGTTGCACCTTTGTCCCTTATTACGAGGGATTCAAAGGAACAGTTCAGCCGATTGATGCGAACAAGTTCTTGATCAAGGGTCGCTACGAGAAGATCGGAGAGGATCAAGTGCGTATTACGGAATTGCCCGTTGGCACTTGGACCATGCCTTATACAACATTCTTGGAAACGTTGATGGATGGACCTAGTGCTGCAGCTACAAGCAATGGCACAGCTAGCAGTGCTAGTAAAAAGAAGGCAGTTGGCACAGTGATCAAGGATTTCACATCGGTCTCCACAGAAATCAAAGTAGATTTCGTTGTCACGTTTCCCAAGGGTCGAGTTGCAGAGTTAGAGGCAACCGTTGATAGCCATGGCTGCAATGGTCTGGAGAAGATTCTCAAGTTATTCACCACAGTCAGCACAACCAACATGCACATGTTCAACGCAGATTGCAAATTGCACAAGTATGGAAGCGTGCAAGAGATTATCGACGAGTTTTACACGGTTCGATTATCGATGTATAGTAAGCGCAAGGCTGCGCTCCTAGTCGAAATGGAAAAGAAGCTGGTCAAGTTGTCGAACAAGGCACGTTATATTCAGGAGACGTTGAAGGGATCGATCGACCTTCGCCGTAAGACCGCAGCGCAAGTTGAAGAACTATTGGTAAACCAATCGTTTGTAAAGTTAGATGGTGACTTCAAATATTTGGTCAAGATGCCAATGGATTCAGTCACGGATGAAAATGTAGCAACCATCATGCGTGAAAAAGAGCAGACAGAAACGGAATTGGACCAATTGAAGAAGACAACATTGGAGGCCATGTGGCAAGTCGAACTTGCAACGCTGGAGAGGCAATATGATGTTTATAAGACAAAGCGGGAGAGCATTGCAGGTGTCAATGCAGCCACAAAGGTAAAGGTGGTAGCAAAGAAGTTGAAGGTAGCCAAAAAGTAAAAAGGGAAAATAGTGCTATCGGTTCAACATTTTTTTATCAGTTCGTCAACAATTAGTATCATTGTTCAACAATCATTATAATTGGTCAACAATTAGTATCATTGTTCAACAATCATTATAATTGGTCACACCATCTTCAACAATCATTATAATTGGTCACACCATCCCATACAATATTGTATTGATTTGCCCAATTACGTTGAGTGCAAATACTATTTACACCTCTCAAATACCATCCATCATCCGAAAAATTAATAGTATTATCTGGTTGAAATCCAGGAGTATTAACGCTACTCAAATTAGCAGGATTCAAATTACCTAAATTTGACGAACCTTTAGCGGGTATTATACAGAAGGTTCCGCTAACATCGCTTCTCAACCTCCAATAATCAGGACATTTATTTTGAACCGGAGGGAATGCTGTCACTTTTCTATTGAATGTCGCCATGCCAATACCAATATAAGTCAATGTTAAAATAAGAATACCGACAGATATTCCAGCTACAATAATATAATAATAATCCATTTTTTATTATATTATGATATAATATTATAACTAAAGAATGGATATTCATAAAACGACACAGATTTTAGACATGGAAAGATATAATGGCCGCATTAATATTGTAGAAAAACCACCTGAAAATGTAATTTTTGAAATGCAAGAACGTATTTCTGTAAAAAATAAGACAACCGAATATCGCGAAGCATTGGTGGGAACTCTAGAGTGCAATGTTTTAGCACAAGTCTATTTCTCCAAAGAGAACATTCAGATAGTGCAGAACGGACTGAGAGCAGGTGTCTACAAAATGTCGGACAGCAAGTTTGTGATTGCGCCACAAAATGTCGACACATTGAAAATCATTATGCGCAGTATCTATTTGCAACACGCTGAGCACTTTCCAACAGATATAACAGGTCAGGTAGAACGTTTGAATTCCCTTGTGTTAGAATACGCGATTCCCACAGTATATAATGAAACCATGGGATACATAAAATATTGTCAGGATCAAAGCACCCTCGTCGTGCCTTTAGCACTTCCGCGAAGTCACGATAGAGACTACAAACAATTAGAATTAAAGCCTTGGTTTTAGACAATACTAGTTGAACAGATTATTTTTTTGCATGTTCACCATACACCGATAAAAAAAAGAAAGGATAGGAAAAGGACAACGTTTCCTTAAAATCTAATATTCGAGGATATAAAAAGTTTAGATGTTTAGAAACAAAATATATTATATTCTACTCTATATATAAATGTCAAGATACACCTTTAATAATTTAGCACGAATGGATTCGGATGCGACAGATCAAACCGAGCGAAACTTACAGAACACCCGCTTCGCAAATTATAGCTTAGCAAGTTATAACAGCAATAATTTGTCAGATGGACATATCGAGTTTGCTATTACACAACCTACTATGATGACAAGTGGGACAGCATTAGGTCAGGGTTTGAGTGGTAATGGGGTTGATAATGAATCGTCGTTGACCATAAAACGGGTGCAAGAGAGAAATTACGAGAAATTGCAATTGTTCCAACGCCCTTTTTTAACGGTTCCTTATTTAGGAAGAGGTAGTTGTGATACCATGTTGGAAGCTCAGCTCCAGATTGGTGAAGCAGCAACGGAAAAAAAGAGCGTCTCTACTATCTTGGAAAAATCAGTAGAAAAGTATGCATGGTATCCTGTCGAGAGTGATCAGGGTATTGATGAGAAGAAAATAGTAGAAGAGGCTGCCAATGGATGGACTCGTGGTGGAGTGTCTACGCGAGAATCAACTGTAAGTGGAAATAGCCGCCCAACTTCCATGTTTTAGAAAAAATATTTGTTTGATCGATCATAATAATAAAAATTATGTTGTTATTATTATAGTTATAAAGAAAAGACTTTATTATTCAAATTCTAAAGTCTATACCCATGATTCTGTCTATTCGCTATTTTTTCGAGAAAAAAGAGGACGATTATTTACAATATCTTGCAGAATGGAATGAAAATGATAGTAGAATAATATATTTAGGAGTAGGACTGTCTGACGCGAAACAGATGAACACACTACTGGAAGACATCCAAAATAATCCGAATAAAGATATACTTGCTATACGATATCCAGACAAACACAGGGTCACTACGAATGCTATCCTTACAATGCTACAATACGGCGAAGGAATTGTGTGTAGTCATGACGTTTGGTTTCCGAAAGAAGTTTGGATCTATTTACCTTATCAACGAGAAACAAAGTAGTCCAGTTCCCGTTTCTCCATTTGATGTAACATTTCAAATAGATCGTTATTCACCGATCTTGGATACAATTTTAATATTTGTTCTCGAAGAAGGGCTCTATGAGGATCTCTTTTATTCTTATACTCACCATTCACTACGGTAAGCCATCGATAACGGCTCTCCTTACTACGGTTCGCCCATTCGAACAGATCCAAATTTGAAACACACTTATCATGACTGCATTCAACAAGAAGAGAGATGAAGTCGTTGATGGGTCCATTGCGTTGTTCCAACTGTTCTACTGTAGTTGGGAACATATTTTGGGTTACACACTGATGTAATTGATCATGTTGTGTATATCCCGTAATAAGGTCATACATAGGGATATCTAGTTCTGGGTTCTCGCGATGAAGGTCCTCAATGATCTTAGTAAAATATTGGATGCGCGTTTGTTCTGAAAGATCGCTAATTTGTTCTGCAATATCATATGCCTGTTTATAAAAGTCTTCAGCAATCGGATCTACAATCGTGCTATCCCACCAGCAATAGGCGCTCTGTTGCACCAGTTGATCAACATCTGGATCATTGGTAGCGAATTCATGGATCAACCTTCTAGCTTCACGTTTGAGAACAAGCTCTGGCACCTCATAATAAAGAAACCCTGTATAACTTAATACGGCATCTACTTCATTGAGCAAGCGCCGCGCAACCATCTGCTTCTTCAGGAGTAGTGCCATCTCTTTGACTGAATCGGTCAACTTAGTAAGCCGTATAGGATTCGGTTCTATACGCTGACCTCCGAGAACAGGGTCAATTTGAATGACCCATGCATCTCTTTTATTGAACGTATTTGCCAATGCGACAATATCATTCACTAACGAATACGGTAATAATTGCATTTGTAATATAGTATTTTACTAAATATTATTCCCATCCAAAAGCTTTCAATTTTTTGAAGAAAATGTCGGTTATTTTAGCAAATAATATGTTATTAGCATTTGTCCTATTGCAGTATAACACCATATGGCAGGTTGTTCATGTATATTATTCGTCAATAAAAATCCTAAATAAGGTCCAGTTAATAATACTGCTAACATAGGTTTTAGTTCAAAAATAGTCAAAACAGGTATAAACCACATAAAAAAATGCAGCCCTATGCTTGGTGTAAACCAGTATTTTCCAGGAGCACGTAATCTTATGTTCCATGCAATATGTCTTTTTCCTGAAATTGAACACGTTTTTACACCACATAATGGTTCGTTTTTATTATCACATAATTCTTCGTCAGTAACAAAAAATAATCTACTAGCTAATAAAAATCCAGCAAAAAATGACATATATACAAATATAAAATTGGGTTTATTAGTAAACGCAAATAACCATAAATTGACGAATACTGGCTGAAAACATATATGAATATATCCAAGGTTTGTCAAGAATTTATTATAGTCATTATTACATTGATCAATTACTTTGTATTGGAAAAATTGCAATATTTCCATAAGAGCAAAATATCCTATCCCGATAGATGCATATATGTTTTTGTTGTAAAAATATAAACTCGATAATATTCCCGTTAGACCGATTGCTAATGAAATATTTTCAGAAAAACACATATATATATTATAAACATAAATTATTGGTATAAATACAACTATCTATTATTTAAGAATATGTCGACAACACCGATAAAAACAGAGTATCGCACTGATCTAGCCGTTCAATATAATACTACAGCTCAATATCGCGGTTTGTTGAGAGAGTTAATGAACATGGACAAGGAGGTATTGAATAAAAAGATAAAAGAATATAAGGAATTGGATATAGATGAAGAATCCATGGACGAACTGGTATATGATGAGAACGCGTCAAATCGGCTACTAACACATATTTTCGACACAACGCAGAACAATACACATTTCCAACTTTTGTATAGTGCTGCTGCTGCACTCATGATTTCGGAAGATAAGAACATAGGATTAGCAGTGTTACTGTCCTACGACTATCTACAATTATTTCACAAATGTCTTGTCGACTTTTACTGCAACTCCTTTAGTGAAGAAAATATTCATTATATTGGTTTAATGAAAAAATTAACGTAACTATAATTATAATATATTATTATATAATACTATTATAATGTCATCGACTGGACTCAAAAGTATCTTAAGTAACTATAAGGCTGAACAAGCTATTATGACTGCACCAATAAGCTACACTATCAATGAGGTTTATGGTGCCCCACCACTAAGTTGTTTTCCTGGTCATGGACTACTACCTGCGAAAATGCCTGCTATGCAATTATCCAATAATTCTTGTGATATAGAATCGCAATTGTTCGGGATTGGATCAGCTAATGTAGTGAATCCTAAACCTAAAATTTCACTTAGCGCGAAACCTATAGCCAGTTTGTCGATTATTAAACAGTCTCCTATTCTTTTATATGAGACTAATTCATTAACTCCTGAACAGCGTTTTCGATATTTATGGTAAAATGTTTAGCGGTTTTTCTATTAATTATCTTCGCCCTCTTTCTCCTTAGTGTTATGTTGTGAAGATCAATTGCGCGCTTTGGTAATATATCTTCAGCTAGAATCACTATAGACTTCTTTTCTTCTACTTCTTCTTTCTTTGGTTCTCCAACTTCTTCTTTCTTTTGTTCTCCAACTTCTTCTTTCTTTTGTTCTTCTACTACTTCTTCTTTCTTTTGTTCTTCTACTACTTCTTCTTTCTTTTGTTCTTCTACTACTTCTTCTTCTTTCTTTTGTTCTCCAACTTCTTCTTCTTTCTTTTGTTCTCCAACTTCTTCTTTTAACTGTGTTATTGCATCATGAGATAATATAGAATGTAATAACGACTGATAATTATGTTTTTCTAAAGTTTTCTCTGGTAAATCACTGCATGGTTCAAACATCATATTTATTAGATCAACAAGAGGCTCTATGGTTTTGTCCTCCTTTATTAATATCGGTAATCTAATAGTGGCCATAACATATTTTTGATTCATTGTATAAATAAATTATGATTATTTATTTATACATTTTACCTAGTAAATAAATAAATGATAAGAAACGTATAATGTATTATCAGTGAAACAGCAGCACTATAATTAGGCAATCGTTTTTTTAATATTGGGCATTTCATCGTCATCTTTATTCTTAAAAACGCACGTATGTGTATTTGGTTCTGTATTCTCATCTATATATACTGCAATCGTTTCGTAAGATTGTTTTTCAGTATCATTCAATAGGTTTTGACAATTATACTCGTCTACCACTACTGGAGCCTTTTTTGGAATAGTAACGCTTTCTAAAGAAAAATTACTAGGTTCTAAAATACTCATCTTTCCAAGTTGGACATTTTTGTTCAAGTCTACATCTTTTTCTACTCCGACTTCTTCTTTCTTGTCTACTCCGACTTCTTCTTTCTTGTCTACTCCGACTTCTTCTTTCTTGTCTACTCCGACTTCTTCTTTCTTCTCTACTCCGACTCCGACCTCTTTCTCCTCTTTTTTTTTGAACAAATGTTGAATCACTTCATAAATCTTTTCAATTTCACTAACACTAAATTCATCTCCAACCTTTTCTGTTTCTTGAAACAAGCCTTTAACAATGTCTATTATCCTTTCAATATCAGTAGACATTGTTAGATTATATATAATCTATTATTTTATTTTATTATTGTGAAAATTTTCTAGATTTGGTCTTATTATTTGTTTTGTAGGGTTTAGCATAACGCGTTACATTTATACTTTGTGCTAGTTTTTTTTTTTCTTGAATCTTTGAAAGAAGTGCTTCTGATTTTGTTTTGACCGTTTTATTTTTTTTTCCATCCCCTCCTCCTATAATAGTATTTTTTCTGGTTTTATCCATTATACTCTTTACAACTTCAGCTGTTGGTTGTTGCGATATATCAATCGATATGGAATTACTTCCGTTCTTAATGTCGTTTACAATAGTTGGGTTATTTTGCATAAACGTCTCATTTGCAACGTAAAGATTGTTCACTTCTCCCTCCTTTTCAGCATACAATAAATACCCTGGACCAGATGTTGATATTGATGTTACTTGCTCCTCTTTTTTAGGAGTAGATGAAAACATACCTCCTAAACTATCAAACATGCTTGACTCTGCGGGGAGAGGAGTAGGAGCAGTTGCATCGGTAACAGCAGTAGGATCAGTAGATGCATTAGCATTATCAATCGGTATACCACTTGTAGCGGCAGCAGCAGTAGGATCGGTAGTTGCAGTAGGGTCAGTTGCATCGACAGCAGTCGCAGTAGCAGTTGCATTAGCATTATCAATCGGTATACCACTTGTAGCGGCAGCAGCAGTAGGATCGGTAGTTGCAGCGGCAGTTGCAGTAGGATCAAGCGACATACCACTTGTAGCAGCAGCAGGATCAAGCGACATACCACTTGTATTAGCAGTATTATCAATCGGTATACCACTTGTAGCAGCAGCAGGATCAAGCGACATACCACTTGTATTAGCAGTATTATCAATCGGTATACTACTTACAGCAGGATCAAGCGACATACCACTTACAGCAGGATCAAGCGACATACCACTTGCAGCAGGATCAAGCGACATACCACTTGCAGCAGGATCA